CTTACACCGCTTTTGATATACATCAGAAACTTGTTGAGGATGAAGGTTTTGATCCTACAACCAAAGAATACTATGCTGAGGTAGACAAAAGAATAAGGGTTGCATTTCCACATAAATTTGGTAATGTAGAAGAAACTACAACATCTGCACCAGTGCAGAATGTAGCAAGTGCCCGACGTCCAGCAACCAAAGGACGCAGAAAAACTGTGAAACTCACACCATCACAGGTAGCAATTTCTAAAAGATTAGGTGTGCCACTCGAAGAGTATGCGAAACAATTAGCCGCGAAGGAGGTATAAGCATATGACTAAAAAAGAAACAGATACTACTGTTAAAACTTCCCGCGTGAGCGAAACTAGGGTTAAACAAGAAAAACCTAAAGTTTGGGCTCCCCCATCTTCTCTGGATGCACCACCTGCGCCAGATGGTTTTAGACATAGGTGGATACGTGCTGAGACACAAGGCTTTGATGATACAAAGAATATGTCCGGTAAAATAAGATCTGGTTGGGAATTGGTGAGAGCCGATGAATATCCAGGATCCGTGTATCCAACACATGACAAAGGCCAATATGCAGGAGTGATCGGGGTCGGTGGCCTATTGCTGGCTAGGATACCAGAAGAACTCGCAAAGTCACGTGAGGCTTACTTTAATCAAGTAAACAACGATCGTAATGAGGCTTTAGAAAACGATGTTTTGAAGGAACAGCACCCAAGCATGCCAATCAATCAAGAACGGCAGGCACGTGTAACCTTTGGTGGTACAAAGAAAGACTAATTTTTTAGTAATTCCTATCCACCGTAACAACAACTAAACCTTTAAGGAGGATAACAATATGGCTAATAAAGATGCCGCATTTGGTATGAGACCTGTAGGAACGTTGAGCGGTCAAAACAACATGATGACTAATGAATACTTTATAGCAGACAACGAAGCGTCTTCTATGTTTCAAGGTGATCCAGTAATTCAACAAGCTAGTAACACTGGCTTTATTGATATTGGTGCAACCGGTAGTGAAACTAACATTGGTGTATTGAATGGTGTTTTAATTGACAACAATCCGTCAACAGGCAAACCATCTTTCCAGAACTTTTACACTCAAACGAATGTAACTTCTGGATCAATAAGAGCTTTTGTATACGATGATCCGTATATGAAGTTTGAAATACAAGGGGATACTGGAACAAACTCTGATGTTACAGATCGTCATGAAGTAGCTGACTACGTAAACATGGGCACAGAATCTGCTAACGGAGTATCCGCAGCAGAACTTGACATGAGTGATTTAGCTGCAACTGATGGTTCGTTAAAAATCGTTGGATTTTCTACAGACCCTGAAAACAATGAACTTGGAGCTGCGCACATGAATTACATAGTAATTTTCAACGAGCACCAATTTAAAAAAGAACTATAATAGCAGGAGGATTATAATATGGCTATATCAAGACAACAGCTCGCTAAAGAGCTTGAGCCAGGTCTGAATGCATTATTTGGACTTGAGTACAAAAACTACGAGAATCAACACACGGAGATTTTCGACACTGAAACAAGTGACAGAGCTTTTGAAGAAGAAGTAATGTTAACTGGTTTCGCAAACGCGTCAGTTAAAGCTGAAGGTTCTGCAGTATCTTTCGATAGCGCAAACGAGTCTTTCACTTCACGTTACACTCACGAGACAATTGCTCTCGCTTTTTCTATTACAGAAGAAGCTATTGAGGATAACCTGTATGATAGTATCGCTAAACGTTATACGAAAGCACTAGCAAGATCTATGGCTAACACGAAGCAAATCAAAGCAGCAAACGTATTAAACAATGCGTTCAGCTCTGGTTCTGCTGGCGGCGACGGGAAAGAGCTTTGCGCTACTGACCACCCAACACAAGCGGGTACTTTCAGTAACGAATTGGCTACTTCCGCAGACCTTAACGAAACATCGTTAGAGCAAGCAATGATTGACATTGCTGCTTTCACTGATGAGCGTGGTCTGAAAATTGCAGCAAGAGGAGTAAAAATGATTATTCCTTCTGAGCTACAATTCACAGCTGAAAGACTGTTGAAGACAGCTAACCGTACTGGTACTGCTGATAATGACATCAATGCGGTCGTATCTAAAGGTATGATCTCTGGTGGTTATGTAGTGAATAACTACTTAACTGACACTGATGCATTCTTCATTAAGACTGATGTTCCTAACGGATTAAAGATGTTCCAAAGAGCAGCTTTAAAAACTGCTATGGAAGGCGACTTCGATACAGGAAACGTTAGATACAAAGCGAGAGAAAGATACAGCTTCGGCTTTTCTGACCCTCGTGGAATCTTCGGATCTCCAG